CGACTTTACTTTCAACATCTCTTAATTGTCAAAAATCGTTCCAACAATAAAGGTAACTGATTTTACAAAGGACAAAGGATCAATACCTGATTTAATGGATGCATTTATGATGAGAGAGATATTTAATCTTAAAAAACCAAAAAAAGAACGTACCGTAATGTCATCGGGATAAAATTCTTATATTGCAAATACATATCGATAATGTTACATTTGTACTATGCAAATAAAGGAAGGGCTGAAAGTAATGTTCGGCAAATCAGTTGATTCAATTAGTAAGGCCTATCCAAATTTAGGCGCAGCAATCCCATTAGTGTTTGGGAATACGTTCCGTTGGTCATTAAGTGGGATGTCTGCTTACAACAACAAGATATTTTATTCTGCCCAAAATGTATTAGTAAATAAGCTTACTGAAGCTCCTATTATGTTTTCTAAACGCAAAAAGGGAGGAGAACAAAAGCTAAGAAAATATTACTCAAAGTCCATATCGAATGAGGATAGACAAAGGATCAAAGCACAGTCGCTAGAAGAACAAGAAAATCATCCCTTAAATGCTTTGTTCGATTCACCTAATGACTATCAGTCTGGAATAGAAATGATGGAAGATTTCTGGTTTAACTATGGTTATGGGGATGGGTTCTTATATTTTGAATCATTGGGAGATGAATCTTCCAGGAATCAACAGCCAATTGCCGTTCATTCGTTGCGCAGGGATAGAGTTCAGGTAGTTCAATCTAACCTTGCATTTGATGGGATAGCCAAATATATCTATTCTGGACTTAACGGTGTTCAAATAGAAATACCAAAAGAAAGAATATTGCATTTTCCTCACTGGAATCCAAATATAGGTGAATTAAAAGGCCTAGGCGTGGATCAAATTGCATCTATGGATATTTCCTTAAACAACGCAAATAATGCCATGCAAGGGGCTGCATTCAAGAATGGAGGTAGGGGTACAATGTTCAGTTCTGATATACACGTAGGTACTGACGGTGAAGTCACGGAAAAGATGACCGCTGAACAGATGTCAGCTCTTAAATCAACTATAAGATCGGATTATGCCGGTATAGAAAACTATAAAAAGCTACATTTTACTAATGGTTACGTAAAGGCTGAGACATTTGGCGATACGATGATCGAAACGGACGCTATAAATGCTGAAGATTCACAATGGAAGAATATTTACACTATTTGTGGTGTGCCTTTCGTTTTATCCCCTGCAGCATCCTCTGTAAGCGAAAATTCAATCATAGCAGGGTATAAGTCATTAGTGACCAATACAATCGTTTCTATACTACGCAAATTCGATCAGAAACTAACACAACGTACATTCCAATGGTGGCCGGATATTATTGCCTGTCACGATTTAACTGAATTTACGGAGCTTGCCCCGGACTTAAAGCTGATGCGTGAAATATACGGACAGCCTACGTTAGATGAAGATGAACGCAGGGCTATCTTTGGATTTGATGAAATGCGTGACGGATTGGGTAAGAATTATTTGATACCTACAGGCTTAATGAAATTCCAAGACGTAATATCAGACGAATTTAGCGATATGACATCTGCAGATAGTGAAACTAATCCTAAATCATTGTAACATGGCAAAAGTGATATACACCATAGACGCCTCATTAATTGCTGATGCTTATAAGAAAGGTTTTGAGGATGCTTTTATCATTCTGAATGATGACAGCGAGTTAGAACAAGAATTAGACAAGAATAAAATTTCAACCGAAGACGATGCTTAACGAATTCAAACAGGAGCGATTAGAGTTTAACAGGTTTCATCGGAATGCTGAACGAAAGATGCTGCCTGTGGTTAGACGTGCTTTGAATAAGCAAATTGAAAACGTAATAGCGTGGGTAAACAATAACGGGGTTGAAAATGTGCCTGTTGAAATGCTGATTGATCGTGGTATATGGCGAAACCTGTATCCTGGATTATATGAGCAATACGGCATGAGTATGGCTAGGCTTGAATACTACAGGCAAAGACGACTTGAAGGCGTGGAGACTAAAGCAAGCGTAATCGATTTCTTGAAAGACGTCTGGTCTGGCAAGCTGAGACAGGCAGCAATTGAATACATATCCAAGATAGAGAACGAACTTAATCAAACTACAATCGAATATGTAAGACGTGCGTTAACGAATGGCTACGAATTAGGATTAGATAGGCTAGGTCGTATTCGGATTTTCAATAAAGAGATATTAGATATCAATAAGGGGCGTGGTTTGAATATAAGCAGGACAGAAACTACCACAATAGCGAACCTAGGGAAAGAGATTGCCGCTAAATCCTGGATCGAACAGCAATCAGGTGGTGAAGGTTATAAGGTATGGCTAGGACGTATTGTTGGTGAACGTGAAACGCATTTAGAGACTAATGACACCATAATTCCAATGGATGACAAATATAGTCTTAGGGGCGATTTAGCAGATAGGCCGGGAGACGTTAATCTAATGGCAAAAAACAGGATCGGGTGCAGGTGTACGCAAAGTCTTATGTCAGAGAACAGGTATAACCAGTATTTGAAAAGAGGACGTATTGTAGACGGCAAGCTGAGAGGCGCAAGTTAAGATAATCATTCATATGTGTATTTGAGGTGGGATATTTGCTGGATGGCATATCCCATTTTTTATTTATTTGCTATTTCGGATTATTATGTATATTTGCGTAACAACATATTTACATTATGGGCGATAAGAAAAAATTGACCGACGAGGAGATTAAAAAACTTAAAGCGGATAAGGTTAAAAAAGTAAAAGATCAGGTAATCGTTAGAAAATGAAAATAATCCTTCCAGAATTTACAAGTAAGGCCGAAAAGTTTGACTACCTAGTAGAAAACAAAAAAGAATTGGTAAACCTGAAGAAGTCTGCTATTAAATTAGTAGATCCTTTTGGTACTTCTAAGTTCGAGGAAAGCGTTATTAAATCGCTTAACGAAACCAATAATCAGGATACCGATTCGCAGATAAAACGTACTGTTATAGGTAATACTTACAACTGGATGGACTCGCACGAGGATTCACATTTAGATAATGTGTTTGCCAATAGTATAGAGCAAAAAGGGGTTAAAAATATTAATCATTTTCACGATCACGTAGCTCAACTAATGGCTAAAGTGGGTATTCCACAAGCGGTATATGAAAAAATGATCAATTGGACTGATTTAGGTGTCAATAAGAGCGGACAAACAATGGCTTTGTTTATGGACTCCCTGATTAAGCGGTCAATGAACCCTTCTATATTTGAACAGTATAAAGAAGGATTGATTAATCAGCATTCCGTGGGCATGCAATATGTCAACATCATGTTAGGAATAAATGATCCCGACAGGAAAGAAGAATACGGCGTATGGAGCCAATACGCGCCAAAATTAGGGAACTACGCCAAGGCTGAACAATTAGGATATTGTTTCTTTGTAAAGGAGGCTAAACTGATTGAGATATCGTGTGTAATTGCAGGTAGTAATGAATTAACAGGCACATTGCCTAATAAAGATATTGACCCGTCAAAAGACAGTCAAGAAACAGACCCGCGTTTAGAGCAGTCAACTAAGTCCTATTGGGACATTTATTTAAACTAACAAAAACATGAAAAAAGTATTTATTCCTGCTATGTCAGGATTTGGTTCTGCCTTTTTCCGCGCTCAATTATCTCCAGATGGAGGTGAGGGTAACGGTCTTACTGACGAACAAAAGAAAGCCGCGGCACTTGCCGCTGTGAAACAAACCGCAAAAGAAGAAGTAACAGCCATTTTGCCTGATCTTTTAACTAAAGGCCTGAACTCAGAAGATGCTAAAAAAGCTATTTCAGATGCTGTAAATGCTGCGTTTAAGGTAGCAAAAGTTGAAGATTTTGACGGCACTGAAAAGACAGTCGCTGAGATCGTTAAAGAAATGCAAAAACAACATGATGCACTTGCATTGGCATTCAAAAACAAAGGCAATGAGGCCAATAAAAAAGGCCAATTTGTTGAGTTCGTTGAGAAAACAATTGCTGATAACGGATTAAAAACCGGAACTGATAAAGGCAACGCGAAGTATAACGAAACTTTTGAATTTAAAGCACCTGCTTTAATGACTACCGCTAACGTTGTACCTAACGTTGTTGGAGGCTTCTCCCCGTTGTTTGGCAACTATATTGATAACGAATAGCGGTAGCCATAGCCATAACCACATCCCAAATATTAGCTTCTGCATAATATGCTGCTAATTGAGCCG